CATCCTGCTGCTTGACCAAGTAATTCAAAGTAGTAAACTTCTCCAAGCACTGGAGTTATTCCAGATCCAAAAAAGTCAACTGTGTAACTGAGTCGAGGATCGTCACATGATCTAATATCAAAGAAGATTGATTCGCTTGATCGAGTGGTTGTTGTCGTTTCGGCTGCTCGAGTCGTTGTAGTCGTTGTTGGAGCAGCAGTGGTCGTAGTAGTTAATTCCAAGTTCACAGTCGTTGTAGTTGTTACTCCAGGGCCTGGGGTTTTTGTAGTCGTCGTTGTCGTTGGAGGTAAGCAAGTAGCGCAATCTTCATAAGGTTGGCTTACTGAAATTACCTGAATTGGAGCTGACGATAGTTGTCCCATGATTGTGTAACACCCTGCCGAATTGCCTCCACTTAATGTTAGGTAATAGGTAAATCCAAGAGTTGGGGTTTGACCAGTTCCACTAAAATCAACGCTTAGCGTTTGACCCGGATTATCGCACGATTGAATTAACCAGCTGTTTGTTAGAGCACTCGTTGTTGTAGTGGTGGTTGCTGCGGCAGTTGTAGTGGTGGTTGCAACTGCTCTAGTTGTAGTAGTTGTACCGTATTCGGTTGCACAAGTTTCGCAATTTGGAATAGGACTAGTTGCTGTTGCTACTTGGACAGTATATGTAAACGCTGGGCTAATTAAAGTATAACAACCAGCGGTTAAGCCTGTTCCAGTTAAGTAATAAACTCTATTAATCGTAAGAGAAGTTACTATTCCATAGAAGTTAACATCATAGTAGCTTGATGGATTATCGCATGATTGAACTCTATATGGAATTGGATTAGGGGCACGGTTAAATTGACCAGACCCTCTGTCAAATGTATATGAGTATAGGCATCCATTTGATAAGCTGATAATTACGTCGTAATTTGTATCAAATGCATTTCCGCTAACTGGCTCAAGTACTAATCCTGTTCTCTCTTCGTAAGTTCCGCCGCTTTGAGTTATTGTATATGTAACTCCTTCAAGTCCACCGGGGTTTCCAAACATTATATCATACATGCCTCCACCCGCGTCAGTAAATTCAATAGTTAGACTTGCACAATTAAATGTAGTTGTTGTGGTTGTCGTTGGAGCTGCAGTAGTCGTAGTTGTAGCAGCAGCAGTCGTTGTCGTAGTGGTTGCTCGAGTTGTTGTTGTCGTAGTTGGAGTAGCCGTCGTCGTTGTCGTAGTTGTCGGAGCCACTGTCGTGGTAGTCGTAGTTGTCGGAGCCACTGTCGTGGTAGTCGTAGGAGCAGCCGTTGTCGTTGTTGTAGTTGGAGCGGCGGTAGTTGTTGTAGTTGGAGCTGTGGTCGTTGTGGTAGTCGTAGCCTCTTGGATTGGGACAATTACTTCATACTCACAGCCTCCTTTACTAAATAGGTAAGTACCGACAACATTTGGAATTCCTTGGAATACTGGATTTGCGACATTAAATGTCCACGGTAAACTTATCATGTTCCCAAGTAATCCGGTTAAGGTATGCTCTTCTGAACTTTGATCTGTGAATAAGACTTCAAATGGACCGGTTGGAGTTCCGGTAAATGTTACAGTAGAAGGAAGTTCGCCCGAACCTGTTTCAAAACTAATTAAGTTTGGCGCACATGTTGTAGTTGTTGTAGTGGCAGCCGTTGTTGTAGTTGTTGTGCTTGAAGTCGTCGTTGTTACTCCAGTATTTGGAATCAAATAGAATGGACTAAATGAGTTTACTTGAGCATAGATTGAGCGAGTTGCATAATCTGGAATGTAAAGATCACCAGCAATATCTCCAGGATCTACAGTTTCATCAACTAGCACTCCGCTAACTTCGTGGAATATTCGAATTAAGTTAAATTCAGGTTCGCTCATGCTCTGTGGCATTGTGAATTTAATAATTGTATTTGGTGGACATACTCCGTCCCAATCAGTTATTGAAAATGCGTATACTGAATTTTGTAGATAAAAACCCGACGGTAGAGAGTCTCCACCTAAATTATCAATTGGATTTGGCTTCTTACAGATAGTCACAGGTGCAGTACCGGATGGAGCACCAATAATCTCTATTCCAAAATTAAATGAAGTTGAGCTTGAATTTACAACCTCAGTATTACAAGTATAGCCGCTTTGAGAACAGAAAGGATCTTCTGTAAAATAGTGTAATAATAATTTATCGCCAGTGTCTAAGTTATAACCAGCGACGCTTGGATTCCAATATAATTGACACGTTGAATCAGCTTCATTAAACGTAACTGCGTTTAATCCGCCGTCGTTACTTAAATATGCAGGTGAAGTAATATCGCCATCTCCAACTGGCACAAGTTGACCGTTTACGAATAGCATAAAGGCAGTTGCTGCAAGCGGAGCTGGTACCAAAAATATTCCATTCTCGGATGCATTGGTATTATCCGTGCTCACATTATCAGCAGTCGCACGCATGATAACTTCTTGCATGCACTTAGCATTTGCGCCGCTTCCACCGGAAAGTAGAGTCCAGCCGGTTGAAACTAACCAAACGTAAACTCCTTCAACTCGGTTACCTTGGGCTGCAATATAAACAATTTCGCCAGGGACACCAGTTGCTGGTAAAGCACCAAATACTCGTAGTCTTAGACGTAAAATCTCTGCAACATCTTCGGCTACAAAGTTTTTAGCAGTAACTGTGCCGCTCGGTGAAAGATTAATTACGGTCGGATAATTACCGTTCTGTAATTGAGTTCCATATACGGAAAGTCCTCTACGGACTGTGACTAGATCAGATGCAATTGTGTTAATATCTACAGAGACATCATTCGTAGACTGATTATAATTTATTGATGATAAAAACTCCTTGATTGCAGAAGTTATTTCACCAAAATTAAAATTGGAAAGCTCAACGAGTGATGTTGTGCTAGAATTAGATAGTTTTTTAACTGATGTTAGTTTGACTTGTACTGCCATTTTAATGTTGGGCTTTTTCTGCTATTATTTATTACTTTTCTTCGATATCTCGAGTTTTTAGCTCTTTTAAAAACTCTGTTTTTGAGTCTACTTTGCAATTTAAGGCAACTGTACCAGACCTGATGATACATTCATTAAGATCTCCGTAAATCACATGACCTGGTTCGCTTTTAATATAGCTTAGATCAAGACGATTGCGGCCATCTCTTTCGAATGTGCAATATTTAAGATAAGAATATCGAATATCGTTTCCGGTTAAAATTTTAGCCTCTCGTAAATGAGAAGATCTTACTTTACAGCCGTAAAATGTGCAATTAGTTAATTCCCCTTCGACTGCACAGTTAATAAAGTCAACATCTGTTACTGAAAAGCTTTCTTTTAGGCGAGCGTCCTTTATTTGAATACGCTTGGCATGAGTATCATAGTTAACGATACCCTTTTTAAGATTACCTGTTGTAATTAGTTCAAATAACTTCTCTTTTATGTTAGAATAATTTGATTCAACAATTCGAGGATCATTTCTAAGGTCAACGTATAGTTCAATATCTGGGTATGAGTTAATAAAGCTCTCGTAGGTTTTAACTGAGAGCAGTAAAGACTTGTGTTTGGTTAAAATCTCAGAAATTCGACGAGTTTCATTAACTGAATACGCATGATTCTCTTGTAGAGTCGAATAGAGACTCTCGGCCATGTAGTTAATTAACTCAACTGAATCTTTTTTCTTGGTTTCGTAGCCAGCTCCTCCAGCATATCTGACTTCAAGATAATTTTGAGATAATTTTGTGAAATTTATGCCGAAATATTTTGCCTGTGGCAGGTTAAAATCGGTTGGGCTTGCTGGATATGCATAATTTAGGCTCGTTTCAGCAATAAATTTATTTTTAGGATAGATGTTTAGAACAGAGTTCTTATAAATCTTCTGCATTCTAGATTTAGCAGATGGCCACATTTCAAAAATCTTAGCCTCGTCTAGGTTTAGGATGTATTTAAAAACATTCAAGTTTTGTAGACGTTCAGTTAAGTCTAGATCAATTTCATTGAATGAAATATTGACATGGACACCTGTTCTCTCAGTAGTAAAGCCGTGTTCCGCAATAAAATTATAGATTTTAAACATTACGTGAACTGCTTCATTGTATGGCATGACTCCAGTTACAAGCTCATTCATTCTAAAACCTCCTGAGAAATCAGGTTCAATTTTAAAGTCATTTTCTGCAACTGGCATGTCAGAATGGTACTGATCAGTCCAGTGAACGTTCTTTTTTAGAACCTTTGTAAGTTTCTCTGAAAGTTCCTTTCTGCTTAACGGTGAAAAGAATTCAAATTCAAATCCCAAATTCACGTTATCAAATAGGTGTTTCTTGTTTATATCTTTATACATAGAGTTATTTATTAAAATTTATCGGTTTATTGCTATAAATGGTACGTTCAGTCGAGGTCTAGCATTATCAATTATCGCAAGAGTAGATTCATCCCTAATGAATAATTGACTCACTATAAATTCGTGATCTTCGCTCTGGATCATAGTATTAAATAGTCTGACATTTGCAATTGAGTAATTTGCACTAGGTAAACACCAAGTGGCAGTTGTTTCAAACTCAAATACTCCAGGCTTAAATACATTTGACTGGTACACCGGTATTATTTTATTAAAGTTCTTTATATTTGCTGGATCCTGTCTAAGCTCATATACGTTTATCTCAAATTGACCGAACTGTGCAGAGATTGGAATGATTATTGGATACCATTTTGCGTATTCAATTATTCCAATAGGCTGAATGTATTCTTGGTCGTTTATTGTTATCTTGATACTTAAACTAGGTGTTCCAGATGCGTCTGTTATAACTGCCTGGATGATTAATCCTTTCTGATCATAATCATCATAACCTCTAAATATTGTCACATCCTGATCACCTCGGTTAAAATTAACTAGTGCAGAGAAAGTCATATTTGGAGTCTCTTTAGTTGAGGCCTGTCTCTTGTAAACAACTGAATTCTCAGACTGTTTAAAGTTAACTGTGCTTGAGCCTGGAGTAATTTCCAAGATTGGTCTTTTTTCAGTAGGCTTGAATCCAAGAGTCTTGTAACCTTCAACGATTACGTACTTTTGTCCAGTATGAGGTGGCGCAAAAGACTCTTTTGGACCATTCATTTTAATTCTGGCTTTGGTTGGATTTAGATCAGCCACGTTGATATCGCCCGTAACCAATTGATTTTGCCTCCAAGTTTTAAAAATATCGCTATCATCGTATGCGTAGATTTCTCCATCTGGTGAAAGTTCTTGAGCGTTTGAACCGTTTGCTGAAACTAGATTATACGTAACTAACTGTGGACGAATTGCACTCATATCGTAATAATATTCAATTAATGGTGCGTAATTAAATGTAATATCTAAAATTTTGCTCTTGATATCTGGATGCAAGGTCTTTCGGACTTCGTCAAATCGAGTAGACGTAGTTGAAAACTGTTGTTTGTCTAGGGCATCTTCTTTTTGAACCTTTGCCTCTGCTCCAAACAGCTGTTCAGAACTCATAATGATATTATCTAGGAAAGTTCTGTCATTTGCCTTCATTAGCATATCAATATTAGGATGAAATTTCGTTAACTGAATTTTCCAATAAATCGGTTCCATCATAAATCCTCGATACAGATATGATCCTTGAATTTCATACATGCGATTAACTAGTGGAAAGAATAGGTAATCACGTTTTCTTGGTTGAGCACCTTTGCCAAACATCATTTGAAAGTAGGTGTGATCAATATGAATTTCAAAAGGAACTTCAAAGTCAACTCCAAATTCAGTAAAATTAGGCTTGTTATCGGGAAACTTATTGTCCGGTACCATTACCTTGATACACTTGCGCTCAGTTGTTTTAAATAGCGTCCACTCTTTGAAAATAAAGTCTCCGCCGTCTCGATCGGGTTCAGTCTTAAAATAGACAACTTCATGTCCAAATATTTTATTGGTTTGAAGGCTTAGTTCATGCGCAATACCGATAGCTGTACCAACTTCATAAGGTTTAAATGAAGCTTCTCTCTCAGCAATTATTACTGGGCAACGTTCATCCGAGCAAGACACGGATGGTG